CCAATGCAGTGGTTACTGGTTGGGTTGAGGGCATCATGGGTGAAGAGGAAGTAGCAAACTTAAAGTCTGCTTTAGATGCTAAGATATCTGAAGAGATAACACCTACGACTGAAACAAAAACTATAGGCGAGTAAAATATTATGGCTGATACTTATACAACTAACTTACAACTAAGAAAACCAGAGGTAGGAAGTTCTACTAATACTTGGGGTACTAAACTTAATACAGATTTAGATCAAGTAGATGCAGTCTTCTCGGCAAATGGAGCAGGAACAAGTGTTGGCCTACATGTGGGAACTGGTAAAAATTTAAAAGTAAATGGTACATTAACAGCAAGTGCCGATGTATTTTTAAATGGAAATGGCTTGCAAAACGCATTAAAGTTTGTTGATGCAAGTGGTTACTCAATTGGACTAAAAGCGCCAGCAGATCTAAACGATGCAAACATAACATTGGTGTTACCCGACACTACAAACACATCTAATGGTACAGCTTTAATTGCTACAAACGTAACCAATAATGTTGTAACCCTAGGATTTGGCACACCTCCAGTTACAGTAAGTAATTACTTTGCAACATCTGGACTATCTAGCAAAGACTTAGGAACAGGCTTACACATTAAAACTGGTGATAGCGGAGCTTCATCTGTTTTAACTAGTGCTGATGAATTAGTTATAGAGGGTAGTGCTGATTCAGGAATGACAATATTATCTGGCGCATCTAATGTTGGACAGTTTAGATTTGGTGACTCAGGTAACTCTAACATTGGTGGTATCAGTTATAGTCATGCTGATAATAAAATGAACTTTATTACTGGTGGTACTGGTAGGATGACTGTTAATAGTAGTGGTGTTGTTGGGGTGGGAACTAGCGCGGTATCATCTGATTCAACTATTGGTGCAAGTATGCACCCAGAGGGTAGAGTAAATATTTGTTATTCTGGTATTGGTGGTCATGGACTTATGACATTTTTTAATGGCAACGGAGAAATTGGCAGTATTTCTAATTCTGGTGCATCAGGAGTAGCATATAACACATCATCAGATTACAGATTAAAAGAAAATGAAGTAGCTATATCAAATGGTATAGAAAGATTAAAACAATTACAGCCATACAGATTTAATTTTATTGTTGATCCAGATACAACAGTTGATGGCTTCTTTGCACACGAAGTACAGGACATTGTTCCAGAAGCAGTAGTTGGTGAAAAAGATGGTGATGAAATGCAAGGCATAGACCAAAGCAAACTTGTCCCTCTTTTAGTCGCAGCAGTTCAAGAACTAACAACAAGATTAGAAGCATTGGAGAATTAAATGCCATTAATACAAGTGACTCCCCCACCTGGCATTGTCACTAACGGTACTGATTATGCCAACAAAGGAAGATGGACAGACGGTGACTTAGTACGTTTTGAAAACGGATACCTAAGACCAATCGGTGGATGGACAAAACTCAACACATCGGCTCTTACTGGTACTCCTACTGGTATGTTCTCCTACATAACCAATGGTGGTAAAAAAGTATTAGTAGTTGGAACAAGAAAAACGATTAATGTTTTAATAGATGATACTTGGTATGACATCACGCCATCAGGTTTTGTTACAGACGCATCTTTTGATCCTTTAGGATATGGTGCATATCACTATGACGTTGAAGACTATGGTGATGCACGTTCACAATCTGGTTTATTATTTAACACTAACTCTTTTTCTTTTGACAACTTTGGCGAGATATTACTTTTCTGTTGTCCATCAGACGGAAGAATATTTCAATGGAATCCAAACACACCTAGCACAATAGCAGCACCCGTTTCAGGTGCGCCAACTAACTGTGCTGGTGTATTAGTTACTAACGAAAGACACGTTGTAGCTTTAGGTGCAGGTGGCGATCCAAGAAAGATACAATGGTCATCAAGAGAAACACTAACAACATGGACTGCGGCATCAACCAATACTGCTGGTGATTTACAAATACCTACAGGTGGTAGAGTATTAAGTGCAGTTAAATGGCAAACAGACGTTATTATCTTTACTGATACTGGTGTAGCTAGATTGTATTACACAGGTTCTCCTTTTATCTATGGCATACAAGACGCTGGTACTAACTGTAAAGCAATCAGTCCAAGAACAGTTATAGCTGCTGATTCATTCTTATGTTGGATGGGTGAAAACTCATTCTTTGTATTTGATGGATCAGTCAAAGAAATAAAATGCGAAGTACATGATTTTGTTTATGACAATATAAATAGCCCATATAGAAAAACATCATGTGGTGGTCACAACTCTAACTTTAATGAGATGTGGTTTTTCTTCCCTGTTGGCACAGATCAGTTAACACCAAACAAATATGTTATCTGGAACTACATAGAGAACGTATGGAGTATTGGATCAATGGATAGAGGATGTTGGTTAGACCAAGGCGTATTAGATTTTCCAACAGCATGTGATAGCGCTGGTTTTGTTTACGAACACGACAGCACAACATTAACTAACTCAGAGAACTTAGGTTCAGCAGTACCCTACGCAACGTCAGGGCCTATTGAGATAGGCGTTGGTGATAACTATGTACAATGTAATCAGATTATCCCAGATGAAGAAGCAAACACCTTACCTGGAGTTGTATTAAGTTTTACAGGAAGATTTACACCACTTGGTGCAGAGACAGATTTTGGTAGCTTTACTTTTGAAACTGATGGTTACACAGACGCAAGATTTACAGCAAGACAAGTTAAGATGAAAATAACAGGCGACACAGACCAGTTATTTAAAGTTGGTAATATACGACTAGATGTTAAAAAAAGAGGTCGTAGGTAATGGCACGAAAGGCATTAAGAAGACCAGGGCCAGTATTAGATACAGATTATCAAAACTATCTGATTTCTGAAATAGAGTACAGAGATGGGTTAGCATTTAAGAAAGGTGAAAGAATAGAGGTTAGTGGTGTAGATGCTACTGAACTCGTATTAGTGAGTCCAAATGGAACAAAATATAAACTTAGTATCGCAGACAACGGAACAATCTCCGCCACAGCAACAGTCTAAAGAAGACTGGGAGCTAGAGTTTGAAAGGTTAGAGCCACATATTATTAGTGCATTAAAGCATCAAGATAGGTATAATCTAATTGATATTAAAGAAAAAATCGGGCAAGGATTATTTCATATATGGCCTGGTAAAGACGCTTTTTATATATCTAGTTTTGGCGAGTTTCCAAAATATAGAATTTTAAATTTATTTTTGTGTGGTGGTAGCTACGAAGAACTAGAAGAAATGCTTAAAAGCATAGAGAAGTTTGCAAAACAATGTGAATGCAAATACCTTTATGGCGGTGGTCGTAAAGGATGGCTAAGAAAAATTAAACATCTTGGTTTTGAACAAGAATACATAGTCAAGAAGGAATTATAATTATGGGAATAGAAACAGTATTAGGTTTAGGAGCAGCTTATTTAGGTTCTAAAAGTAGCGGGCCTAAACAAACATCAACCTCTACAGTTGATCCAGCAACTGCAGCTCGTTATGAAGATTTATATAACAGAGCGCAAGGCGTAGCAGGTCAACCATTTACACCATACACAGGTGCTAGAGTAGCTGGATTTAATCCAGATCAACTGGCTGGTTTTGATGCAACAAGAAACATGTTTGGTAGATCATTATCTTTTGATCCTACAGGACAACTAAACAACTTAGCTCAAGGCCCACTTAACATACAACAATTTCAGAATCCTTATAACGAACAAGTTATTAATAACACACTTGGTGATCTTAATGATGCAAGACAGATGCAAATACAAAGCGATCAAGATGCAGCAATAGGCAGAGGTGCTTTTGGTGGTTCTCGTTCAGCATTGCTTGAATCAGAAACAAACAAAAACTTTGCAGACATAGCTGGTAGAACCTCTGGTAATTTAAGACAGTCTGGATTTAACAACGCAGCAAATCTAGCATTAAACGACAGAAACTTCAGAGCTGGTTTATTTGGTAATCAGTTAGCAGATCAATACAGAGGATTAGGTTTACTATCTGGTATTGGAAACCAGCAACAAGGACTAGGACAAGCTGGACTAGATGCAAACTACAACGAGTTTACAAGAGGATTGAATTATGGCCCACAACAGGTAGATTTATTGCGTAGTGCTGTATTCGGTGGAACACCAGGCATGACAACTACATCTCAAAACAAAGTAAGCGGAATGGACAGAATCGGTAATGCCATTGGTTCTTATAATACAGTTCAAGGTCTGTTCGGTTAAAAATTATGCAAAAATTTAATTTCAACAATCCAGGCGGTCTTTTAAATTTAAACCCTAATGATACAGGTTCGTTGGGTATAAACATATCACCTATTAATGAGCAAAAGAAATTAGAAGATGAAGAAAGAAAGAGAGCAGAGCGCTCAAGAAAATTACAAAATCTAGCTGACACTTTTAATATGATTGGTGCTAACCAGTCTGGTGATACACAAAGAATGGCTTTTCATTCAAACAGACTAGCACAAAGAAAAGCAGAAGATGAAGCTAGGCAGTTGAAAGCACAGCAAGAGTTAGATAGAAGAAATATTTACAATAACGCACCAAAAAATATTCAAATGGTGATGGATTATGCAGACGCAGGTATACCTGCTCAGGTTATCAATAGTTTAGTGAGTACACCTAAAGATAATAGTACAGAGTCAGAAAGAGCAAGAATTAGACTAATGGAGTTAAATAATAATCCGAACAGAAGCGCACAAGAAAATTATGAGATGAATTTGTTAAAAACAGATTTGTATGGAGAGAAAAAAATCATACCATTTTTTGATGCCAATGGTAATCCAAGCACTGAAGTTTTTACTAATTGGGATCTTATAGATAACCCTACATTAAAAGAAGAATTAACTAAGCAAGGATTTGTTACAGTTGGTTCTAGTCCATCTGGATCATTTAATGCGCCAACAAATGCTAATGATGAAATATCACAAAAATGGCAAGATACACGAAACACTTTAAATTTAGTTAATGACCTTGCTGTCGTTCTTGATAAAGGAAGAGACTCACCAACATTAGCTGGAGCAATAGCCGATCTTGTAAATACAGGTATTTATCAAGTTAAATCAGCCAATAAATTACTTAGTTTTCAAGAAAATTATCCTAAAGAATATGCTGAAAAAGTTAACTACATTCAAAACAAACATGGAAATGTTTTAAATAAAATATCTTCTGATAGAGGTATAGCTACATCAACAGTAATGAGATTAGCTTATTCACTAGCAAAACAACAAGATCCTGGTGGAAGATTGTCGGATAAAGATGTTGATGCTGCTATAGAAATGATTGGAGGCTCTGGTGCTAATGTTGATAAAAGATTAAGTGTTTTAGGTGCGTTACACAATTCATTAAGTGGTCAACACGAAACATATTTAGAAACACAAAGAAGAAAGTATCCAGGTAATAAAAGCATACAAGGTACTATAAGTAGATTTTCAGATTTGCCTACATTTGGTTATTCTCCTGCTCCAGCTTCTGTTGGAAAATATCAAATTGAAGTTGTTAATTAATAATTATGCCAAGCTATATAATAACTGATCCAGAAACAGGGACAAAATTAAAACTTACTGGTGATACACCTCCAACCGAAAAAGATATAGATGATGCTTTTAAAAGTTATTATGAAAGCAATCCAGATCCTAAAGTAAATGAAGAGGTTGTTGATAAACAGCCAAGCTTTAAAGACCTTGCGTTAGCTTCTGTAGGGATTCAAAACATACAAAAAGATGCCCAAGGTCAGAATGTTATTAATCTTTCAGATAACCGCTTTACATCCAGTTTTCCAAATCAAGTATTAATGAATGCTGGTAGTGGCATTGCAAGAGGTGTTGGTTCATTGCCTTTTGATTTATATGCAAAGACAGGATTGCCTGGTGCAGAAGGTTCTGCTGGTATAGCAGACACGATAAGAAAAACAATTCCTACAGTAGAGGGCGGTTTGCCAGGAGCAGATACTGTTGGAGCTATAGGACAATATGCAGTTCCTGGAATGACTGCATTTAAAGCAGCGCAATTTGCTAATGCTCCTAAAGCAGTTAATTATGCATCTGGCTTATTAGGATCGGCAGCTTCAGATGTTGCTGTTTCAGTTCCAGGTGAGACAACTTCTCTAGGAAACCTTTTAGGAGGCCCTACAGCAGTCCAACCAACTGATGATGCTCTTACACAAAGATTAAAAGTAGGTAGTGAAGTTTTAGCCGCAGGGCCAGCAGTTGATGCGGTTCTATCCCCATTTAGATTTTTAGGATCAAAATTACCAACTAAAAAAAATATAGAAAGAGAAATACCAGAGCTGTTACAGACTCCTGGTAATGTTTTTCTTGATCCTAAAAAAGCAACAGCCGAACTTGAGAATGTAGTAAACAGAAGTGAGATACCTGGATATAATCCAACCACAGGAGTGGCTAGTGGAGATACAATGGGTATAGCTACAGACAGAGCCATATCAAGCAGACCAGAAATGGTTGAAAGAATGATAAGAAATGTTGGTGCGATTGGTGATGAAACAAAAAATATAAGTTCGTCTACTGGTAACATTACTGATACCGCTTCAGCAGTAACAGAAGCAAGTAGTGCAAATTTAAGAACAGCAGATTCTAATGTTTTTAAAGCTGAACAAAATTATGAAGTTGCAAAGAGTGAGCTTGATTCACAAATTGCAAAATACAATAACTCAACAAGGTCTAGCCAAGAGTCTGCATCTAGGACTTTAGACGATCAATTACAAAACGAACTACTTGTTTTAAATAAACAGAAAAAAGACTTATATGATGCTATTGATCCAAATGGTACTTTAGAGGTTGATCTTTCACTTCTTAAAAAAGCAGCAGATTTTATAAGAAAACCGAAAGCACCATTAAAAACAGCAGAAGCAGACGCTGTACAAACGTATGGTGGAGGAATATTTAAAGCTATAGACAATGCTATAGAAGCACAGGCAAAAGGTAATAAAAGCTCTTACAAAGAATTAATAGATTTAAGAGCAAATGTTAATGATGCTATTAACCAAGCATACAAAAACGACTCAGCAGTAGCGGCAAAAAGTTTAGAAAAAATCAGAGGAATAATTGATAAATATACAGAGAACTTGGCAAGTTTTAATCAAGGTCAAAAAATAGTTCCCGAAGGATTTACAACAATACCATCTGATGCAGCTGAAGCAGCAGTTAAGGCTAATGATTTTTATAAAAACATTTATGCACCTAAGTTTAAAGATGGTCTTGGTGGTAAATGGGCGGATGATACTGTTAGTAATAAAAGCCTACAAACACAAACAGCACAGAAGTTTTTATTAGGCCCAACAGAGGGTGCTGAACAACTTAGAAGCATTATAAATAATGCACAAAACCCTGAAGTAATGGAATCTCAAGTTAGAGAATTTATGATTGGTGAATTAGCACAAAGAGCATTTAAGGGTAAGGGAGAGGTTGCACCTAAACAAATATATGAGTTTATGAAAAGATATGACTCAATATTAGATCAGTTTCCATCTTTAAAATCAGAAATTGTAAATCTTAGAACTACACTTAAAGGAAGCGCAGACAAAACAACTGGTCTTGCTAAAGCTGTAGTAAAAGCAAAAAATAATTTAAAACAAACACAATCTGATGCAGACAAGTCTGTTTTTAAATACTTTACAGAATTGCAACCAGAAGACGCTGTAAGTAAAATACTATCAAGTCAAAACCCTACAGTAGAGTTAGCTAAACTAAAAAATATTATTAGTAAAAATCCAGAAGCGCAACTTGGTCTTAAAGCTGGTTTAAGAGATGAAATTTATAACAGGGTTATAAATACCAAAGGAGTAACTTCTACAGGTGAAGAAATACAAGTAGCATCTCTAGCAAAATTAAACAAATTATTAACCCAACCAAAATTCCAAAAAGTCTTAAGCGGTATTTTTAACAAATCTGAAATGGACTCTTTAAATAGAGTAAGACAAAGAGTTACAGAGCTAGATAGAATTAACATACAAACAACTACTGGTAGTAGCACTAATGCTCTAGGAAAGGACAGTCAAAGGCTTAAAACAGTATTAGCTTCTTGGTATGGAATTGTTAAAGGTCAAGGCATTAGAGCTATTATGGGATATGGCGGAGATATAATTAGGGGTGGAACAAAGCAAGAGGTAGGAGAGAAAATAATTACAAAAGCAATGCTTGATCCCGAGTTTGCACTTCTTATGTTAAAGTCTGATACAAAACAAAATCAAATAGCTGTTAGAGCTTATATAACAAATAATTACCCAGAAATATTTTTAGATGAGGAAGATTCTTCTAACTAACATGTCCCAACATGACACGAGCAACGGAGAGAATAGGTAGGAGTGGCGAATACCTAACTTGCTCGGTGATAGCAAGGGAAACCGATACTGTAACAGTTATGCCTCATGGTGCTAACGCTGACATAATCTTTGAATGGGAAAACAAAATGTATCGCTGTCAAGTCAAGACAGTTACCCATATAGAAAAAGCAAGAAACAGTTGGCGGTTTGATTTACGCAAAGGATCACACAGTAAGTCAAGAGAGTACAAAGAAAACACCATTGATATATTCGCCTTGGTTAATCTTAAATACCAGAATGTTTACTTCCTACCTTTTAACAATTGCAAATACCTACAATATTCTGTACATGACGAACCCATGAAAGCTGTTAATTCAATAGAGAGTTTTAGAGAGGCTATGGATGCAATAATTTCGGCGAATGGGCGACAAATAGGCATATCAGTCCATGACATACCTCTTGAAAAACCCCAGAAATTAGCGGTTATTTAACTGTTCGGGGAGTAGCGCAGCCTGGTAGCGCACTATGTTTACAAGCCATCACACAATTTCACATCATTACTTTTTTTTACTAAAAACCCTTGTTTTCTTTACAAGATTCATTTTATAATTTACTCGTTAATAGGTAAACAATCACATCAATACTGCTGATTTTGGCAAATGGATGGCAAATGGAGGAAAGCATGGCGCAATACCAGACTGATACAAAAGTGAAAGGTCTTAGAATTTATCCAACAGGATATTATGTGTACTATCGGATAGATGGTAGACGAAGAGTTATGAAGTTAGCCAACACAGATATTCTTATTGGTGTTGCAAGAAACAAAGCACAAAAAATACTTGGTGAAGTAGCACAAGGCATTGATCCATTAGAAGCAAAGAAAGTAGAAGCTGATGCTTATACCTTAAACCAGGCATTTGAGTTAAAGCTAGAAGACTTGTTCAACAATAATAAGAAGTGCGTTGAGATGAAGGATGGCAAGATAGATGGTGAGCCAAGACGTATGTGGGATAGAGATGTTAAGAATACTTTAGGTAAGATGAAACTAGAAAGCGTTGAGACTGGTGATATAACTAAGCTACATATTGCTGTAAGTAAAAGAGCTAAGTATCAAGCCAATAGGGTGGTGCAATTGATTAGTTCTGTGTTTGAGAACAGCATTAGATTGTCTTTAGTTAAGTATAACCCTGCAAAGTACGTTAAAAAGAACCCTGAGATGCAACGTGATAGGCCTTTAACAGATAAAGAGTTCGCTGAAATAAATAAGCAGATCAATATCATAGAGTCACAAACGCATGAGCGACACTTAAATTCTATCAAGTATATAAGGCTATGTATCTTGACTGGTGGTAGATGTGTTAGCGAGATTGGTAGTGCTAAGTGGTCTGATCTTGATGGTAATAAATTAGTCTTAGAAGAACATAAAACAGACTACCAAGGTAAGCCAAGAGTAATACATCTAAACAATCAAGCTATGGCAATCATTAACTCTTGCGATAGAAACAGCGAAACAATACTTGGTGTTAAATATCCGTTCCACACTTGGAACAAAATTAGAAAAGCTGCGGGATGTCCAGATGTGACGTTCCACGATCTAAGACATAACTTTGGTACTATGGCAGGTGAGCAAATGAAGATTGAAGATGTGAAGACTCTTATGGGACATAAAAGCATAAAGGCTACTGAGCGTTACCGTAAAACTAGAGAGCATATAGCCACCGAAGAAATGCAGAATGTCGGTAACTATATGCAAAAGATAATGATGTCTAATTAGTCATGGCAAAAGCAATCCATGCTTTCATCATCAAAAGCAAATTCCTTTTGCACATCAACCAAAGGTATTAGCTCTCTATAACTTGGCCTATCTTTTCTGAAGCGATTATTAAATTTTTCTTCAGTTTCAGCCCACCATATAGCTTTGCTTTTATCTTCTTTAATAATCTGCGTTATTTTTTTGTAGCTTTTTAAGAAACATAAATCACAATTACCATGTGGCGTTTCGTTATCTATGATAGGAAGATTTAGATCAAAATCTTGCTCTCTCCAAAAATCATTAACAGTTTCTTTAGTTACTTTTGCGTCATACAAAGGTGTTAGATTAAATTTCTTTTGCGTGTTTTTGGATTTTTGTTTTGCAACCCTTCTTGGTTCATCATATCTTAAACCGAGAACAGTATCGTATATTTTTATACCTTGCTGTTTCATATAATCATTAATTCTTACAACCTTTAATTTATCAGTACAAAACCTAGCAACTGGATTTGGTAGAAGGGCAGAGTCTTTATCATATTTACCTGGGGTATTTTTTTCAGTTCTAGTCTTAAAATACTCAATCATCTTGGTAAAAGGCTCACCATTTCTACTTGCTGTATCGTAATTGACAATGTTGGTTATTTGATTTTCTCCACCTTGCCAATCAAACTCTAGCCAAACAATATTGACATCCCATTTTTCTTGGCAGTCTCTCACAAAGTCTAAGGTCTCAGGACATTCCTTGCCAGTATTGGCAAAAATAACATAAACATCATCGGGCAGTCTTCCTTCATGTGCCTGTATTATGTGATGCAAAAGATATGCTGATGTTCGCCCACCACTAAAACTAATTAATGCTGGGCCATTTATCTTATATGGATTCACAGCTCTTCGTAGTGTTTAATTAAAGCGTTTAAATACCATTGTGCTTTCTCCAAGCATTCAATGTTGCTGTCTTTATTTTTATGTCTATATAAATATTTCCAGATGTTACCTTCTAGGTAAGCTGGAAAGTTATTAGAACCAACTCTATCTTTTATCAGATCAATACACTCTATCTTGCCTTGATAATGCGGTGGCTTGTTTACCATGTCTACCTTGTTGGATTTTTTTATATCTTCCAATTTATCCCACTCCTCTCTTGTAACTTTATCTATACTCATTTTTACCTCCTTATTAATGCGTAAATGTTATTGATAAATTTTCTGTAAATTTTTTCTGAAGATTTAATCTGAATAATATTTCTATTATTTCTTGTCAGTTACTTGCTTTATTAAATTTACTTAGAGTAGAATAACATAATCACGAAGTAATAGGTAACAACATGGAAGAAAAAATATTTTTAGATCAGAA